ACGTAGCTTCTTATCTAGTTTGGCTTGCTTGGCTGTAATAGCATGTCCTAGCAGGGTGCCTGCTGTGGCTAGGATGTGTCCGCTGAAGCGTGCTTCGACATTCATGCCTAGATCAATTAGGTCCTGGAATTTTTCTTTAGCAAGGTCACTGAGGTCATCTAGCTCTTTATCGCTGATGTCTAGATCATTGACAAAGGGCAAGGCCGCATCAATCTTATCGATAGCTAGATCAACTTCTTGGATGATAGCGCGATTTTCTTCAATGCTGGATTGGGCTTGTTCTGGAGTTGTAGTGTCAGAAGGTGGTAGGTTAAATAGTTCTTCAAGTTTTTGTGTCATAGTAAAGCTATTTACCGCTTGACGTTCTTAAAGATATCGTATTCGGTAACTACTCTAAAGCGTATGTTGTTGGCTCGAGCCCAGGCGTCTGCGGCTGCCCATTTGGCCATGTTAATAGCCACCATGAGTTTATCACGATAGCTCTTAGCTGATTCCATTGTAACTTCTGTACTAGGTTTGATTTCAATTAATTCAGTATGTTTCTTTTGATTTTTATCTTCGTAAACTACTAAAAAGTCCGGAACGTATATTGTATTCTTACCACTGACCGGATTACGATAAGGGATTGTTATAGCTTCACTGGCCCATTGTACCACTGCTGGATTGTTGTCGCAGAACGTGCAGAAAGTGTATTCCCAGCTACTACGATAGGTGGGGGCACGTTTACCCATATACTTGTCAATATTTTTAACAAGATATTTGCCTGATGCATATTTGGCCATTATGGTAAAATCGCTCTTTGAATGTATTTGTTAATCTTAGGACTATTGCTTAATCCTAGTAGGCTAGTACCTATTCTATTAGTGTTTAGCAACACAGTTAGATAAGGAGTTAGTTCGTCAGTTTCTTTTTTAGTAGATAATTCATAAAAATTATATTCATATTGTCCAGAGTCCATGACTATTCTATCTGCTTTGTATCCCATGGCTTGCTGAATTTGAATAGTTTGATCAATGATCGTTTTTGTCATGTATATATCAGGATTAACAACATTTTCTGGGTTAATAAATTGTTGTGTTGGGGGGATCGGATAATTGAAAGTTAATTCAGTGTTGGTTAGATACACATTGGCATCAACTCCCTCAATACGCATGTTACCTTCATCAGTGAACACTTCATTAGAATTATATATCACGGTGACAGTGTTGCCAAGTGTTGGTTCTGATACCACAGTGGCATTTGCCCCTGTTGCGGGTTGATAGATATAGTCACCTACGTTGGCAGTAAAAATATCATCAAATGTTACTTGTTCGTTAAAAAACCCTGGATTTTCAAAAGTAGTTTGTACCACTATAGGTTGTTGTACAGGTATAGATTTTGCAAATGATCTGTAAAATGTATTTGTTAGGCTAACGTAAAATAATTTACCAATCGGATATTCGTTTTTATGTGCCACTACCTCATCGTAGGTAGTGTATGTGCTAACAACGTTAGTGGAGTCAATCGGAGTCTTTACTTCTACACTTTTTCCAGTCTTTAATTTACGAAACTCGTCAATCAAACTCATTGGTTGAATTCCGTTACTCAATGCTGTATAAATCACTGTAGCAGCTAGTGTCTTGCCAGCATCAGCGTTACCTGTTACTTTCTGAAAATATCCAGTGATCGCATCATTTATATCAGGACTAGTAGAATATTGAGTGGTAAAATAATTATTAAAATAATTACCAGTGGCATTATTGTTATTTTCTTTTGATGGTAGGTTTCCGTTGTTTGCCATGATATATCTCTATAAGTCTATACGACCTTGATTACTTGAAAGGATTCGATTTAATTGTGAATTTATGTTATTTGTTGTTGATGCTGCTCCGGGTTGTGGGCTACCTGATGTTGACAATCCTTGCGTTACCGTTGAAGCTGTGGGAACGAATACTGTGCTTTGTGTATTTTGGCCTTTAAGAATATTTGTCCCAATTTGCAATAGCTCTCCTGCTGCTACCGCTTTAAGATCAGCGCTCTTAAAGTTATTTCCGGTCCTTAATGCGCCCAATGCGGCCGCGCCAAAATTTCCACTTTGGAAATTAGTGATAGCATCGTTGGCACCTTCCACTAGACCGCCCGGTCCTAATATACTCGTTGTGCCACCGCCAATGCTGGTCAATGGGCTTGGTGTACGATCGTAGTGTATTCCACCAAATCCTAACACTGTACCATTACTAACTCTACCCGATGCATATTGTACTGCTTCGTATGCTACGGTCATAGTATGTTCTAACGGTGTATACTCACCTGTGGTATGCTGTCCATGTTGAAAACTTTGTATCATTGGTCTGATTAAAGTATATGAACTAAAAGATTTTTGATGTAAACTATAAATTCTAATACTATTAATATAGTTTGGAGTGCCTTGAGTAGCCCTTGGACTAAATCCCCAACTTAATTCTTGTCTTTGTTTATATTTGTGTTCTTGGCTGTACATCGCTTCATTATGGTCTGCATCTCTGTAATAATGAGAATAATATCCATACCAAAATTTACGCACTACATCAGCACTGTCATCATGGAATGTGATTGTCAATGGATCGTAGTTAATTTTGTCTTGGACTAGATTTTTACGATTGTAGGCATTGTATATTTTATTTGTGACGGTAAATCTAGGCAGTGCTACAGATTTAGCCATCATACCTATCTCAACTTGACTTTGTTGATCAGTGTCAGAAATTATTGGATTTAGATCCACAAAAACATGGAATAGACTTTGAAGCTTGGGACTAAGTCTATACAAGCTGTCAACAAAGGTTCGTGTAGCATGTTGGTAATCTCTTATCTGATCACCTTCAGCTAGCTGTTTTAAGAAGTTATTAGCGATGCCGCCGATTAAAGCCATTCTGTTATCCCATTTATATTATTTATCGAGATAAAAAAGCCCGGATTTTAACCGGGCTTTGAAGTGTTTCGTCTGGATTATCCAGTGATTACTGTACCTAGTGTTCTTGCTACTGTAGCGCCAATACCTGCACCTACTGGTGTTTGGATAGCATTGTCATAACGGATAGTTAGAGCGATAGTCAATGGTTCGTTAGTAGAATAGTCAGCATTAGAATACTCTGTATTTGATAGATAACAACCATATAATTCCCAAGTTTCAAGAACGTTTGGAGCACTTGTACCATTGCCACCATCAAGTACTTCAAAATTAGTTTGGAATTTATAGTCAATGCCTGAACTTGCACTTGCTTGTTCCATGAAGTCAAATTGTTTCTGTAGCTGTTCACCAACACGTTTTGCAACTTCACCACCTGCATCATCACGTAGGGTAGTAGTAACTACTTGCCACGTTGGTTTACCAGCAAGATAAACTTTACTGTTGTAGATTGGTATAACCATTTCTTCAAATTCTAATGTAGGACGTTTGAAATCCATGACTTGTTTTGTTAGTTCAGTACTTGGTTGACTAACACCAAAATTTAAGAAAGTCACGCGAAAGCGGAACTTTAATTTTGGCATTAACAGGCCTTGTGCTGAAGCACTTTGATCTGTTGATAGTGGTACTGTAAATCTGCTTAATGATGATGTTGCCATCTTATTTTCCTTTTAATACGTTAATAGTATTTACCTGTTTTTAGTGTTGATACTGGGGAGCGTTAACTCCCCATTATCTACGTATATTATCTAATACTCAATGGTGCGCCAGTATTTTGTAAACGCACTGGAATATAAATGAACTCAATGGCTTTAACTGGTTGTATAGCGATATCAACCCATAATTCATTGCGATCAATACGATCTGGTGTATTATTAGTTGTATCGCAAACTACTAGATAGTCATATAAACCACGTTTAGCAACTAGGTCATTTAGCACACTTTCAAATGCTGATTTAACTTGTGTGCGTGTGATGTTATCATTTGGTTCAAACAAGAATGGACTTGCAACTTTTGGCAATACTAATCTTAAGTAACAAACTAGTCTAGCTACGTTAACACGATCCATTGCTGATGTCATACTAGCACGTGTCTTTTGACCGTATGCTACTAGACCAACACCTGGTAATACTGTTAGCGGATTAACATTACTTGCGTATAACAAGTCGCGTAGGCCCGGTGTAACACCAATACTACGGAATAAATTGTTATCAGTTGTGTCAATATAACCAATGCTTGACGCATTGTCAATCAAGCCACGACGTACACCAGCTGGTGCAAACCATGGATAGCTTTGTTGATCACTACGGATATATGTACGCAACATCATGTGTGATGCTGGAACAACCACGCTGTTACCTGCTAGGTCGGTACCTAAACCAGCTGGGTAGTAAACACCTAGGTATTCACTACGTGTTACTAATCCAAGTGCGCCATTGTCATTTGCAAGATTTTGGTTAGTAATCCAAGGTTGAACTTGGCTTGGTGTTAGATCTAACGGAGCATCACCAATAATAAATGATGTTTGTAAACGATCGTTGTTTAATGTAACTAAATTATCTAACAACTCAGGATAACCTGGGCAAGCAATTAAGTTAAATTGTGTTTGTTCTTCACGTAATGCTGTGCTTGATTCAACCGCAGCAGTAAGAGCTCTTACTATAACGCTACGTTGTGCTTTATGACCAAAGAACGGAACACCTAGTTGATCTAACCCACTGCGTGTTACCCATGTACTTAATACTGTTGGTGGATTTGTGTCAT